GAAGTTGAGGAGGAAGAAGACGATGATTGAATATCGCGGCGAAAAATTTGCAGGTTACAACAAGCCCAAACGCACACCATCACACCCCAAAAAATCCCACGTGGTGCTTGCCAAAGAAGGCGACACCGTAAAACTCATTCGTTTTGGTCAGCAAGGCGTATCTGGCTCACCAGCACGAAAAGGAGAATCAGAAGCAGCGAAAGCACGTCGAGCATCGTTCAAGGCAAGGCACGCAGCTAACATAAAGAAAGGCAAGATGTCTGCTGCCTTCTGGGCGGACAAGGTGAAATGGTGACTCAATGACCTATTCCGTTCCCGGCCAAATCCGCACGCATCTGGTCAGTTCGACCTACGAGGGTCCATCTGACTCACCCTTCACGCGCACCCGCGCCGTGCTGGACATGATGCGCGGCTGGGAAATCATGAAAGCCGTCACCCTCGGCACCGAATACCTACGCGAAAACAGCGAAACCTTCCTTCCGCTGGAACCCCGCGAGGACTACACGGCCTACCTCGCCCGCGTCAACCGCGCCGTCTTCTCCCCCTTCACCCAGCGCCTGGTGCGTGCCGCCGCCGGCCTAATCATGCGCAAACCGATTGCGCTTGAAGGCGACCCCTACTGGCGCGAAGTATTTGCCAAGGACGTCGACGGTTGTGGCTCGGACCTAGATGAATTTGCCCGCCGCTTGGTCATTTGCAGCTTGACCTACGGCCACGGCAACATCTTGGTTGACTTTCCCGCCCCTTCTGGCGCCCGCAGCCTGGCAGAAGAGCGTGCCATGGGCCGCCGCCCATACTGGGTAGAGATCGACCCTGCAGACGTCTACGGCTGGCGCCTGGACCGCGACGCCGCATACGGCACCTTGACGCAGGTACGCATCCACGAGCAAGCGATTGTCCCCGAAGGCCGCTTCGGCGAAAAGGTCTACGAACAAATCCGCGTCATCGAACCAGGTCGTTACGAGGTCTACCGCCAACGCCAAGAACGCAAACCCCTCGGCCCCGGCTTCGCAGAACCCATCAACAACGGCGGCGACTACGAACTGGTCGACTCCGGCGTCTACAGCCTGAGCGAAATCCCCCTCGTAACGACCTACAGCAACAAGGTCGACACCCTCGTCAGCCGCCCCCCACTGCTGGACATTGCCTACCTAAACCTGGCGCACTTCCAACGCCAAGCCGACCTCATCCATAGCCTCCATATTGCATCCCAGCCGATGCTTGTCCTTGAGGGCTGGGACGACCAGACCAAGGACATGGCCGTGAGCGTGAACTACGCAATGGCCACTGCCCCCGGCAACAAGGTCTATTACGTGGAGCCTGCGGCTAGCGCATTTGAAGCCCAGAGCAACGAAATCCGCGAACTCCAGCAGCAAATGGCCACGCTGGGCATCAGCACTCTGAGCCAGCAAAAGTTTGTCGCCGAGTCTGCCGACGCCCGCCGCCTGGATCGCGTCGACACCAACTCCATGCTGGCCGCCGTCAGCCTCGACCTGGAGCAAACCCTTCAGAAGGCATTTGACTACGCCGCCGCCTACCTCGGCATGGAACCGCCTGAGGTGAGCATCAGCCGCGACTTCGACATTGACCGTCTGATCGGCCAAGACGTCACCGCAATCACCGCCCTCTTCGACAAGGGCGTCATCACCTTGGAAGAAGTCCGCGCCATCCTCACCCAAGGCGAAATCCTCCCCTCGATGGAACTTGGCGCCCTCCCCGAGGAAGAACCTGGCGAACTGGAATCCCAAGACGACGAACCCGAAGACGAAGAATCCCCCGGCGAGGAAAACGACGAAGACGAATCTGAGCTGACCACCGACCGCATGGAACAGCTCATGCAGGCACTCCTGAACCAGTGAGCTAATGCCCAACGCAGCGGACTACCTCACGCTGGCGCAGGTAGCGACGCTGCTACGTCTCGCCAAACGCCTTGAAGCACTGGAAAAGCAGGGACCACCTGCCCCAGGCGAACAAGGCCCTGCTGGTGCGGACGGCCTGCAGGGACCACAAGGCGAGCCCGGCCCACGCGGCCCTACTGGAGCACAAGGCCCTCAAGGACCACAAGGAGAGGTCGGTCCTCGTGGCGAGCGTGGCGAAAAAGGCGACCGTGGCGAAATCGGCCCTCAAGGCGAACGCGGCGAGATCGGTCCCGCCGGACCACAAGGCCCGAAAGGCGACAAAGGTGATCCTGGCACCCCCGGCCCCGAAGGCAAACCAGGCATCAACGGCTTAAACGGCCCCACTGGCGCTAGCGCCTACGAAAGTGCAGTCGTCAACGGCTTTGAGGGCACCGAATCCGAGTGGCTGGAGAGCTTGGTCGGCCCCCCGGGCAAAAAGGGTAAGGACGGCGAAGACGGCTTAAACGGCCGCCCCGGCATCGGCATCGCCAGCGGCGGCCTGACCGGCCAAGTCCTCGTCAAGACCACCGACACCAGCTACGACACCGGCTGGACCAACGTCCTGACCTCCAACACCACCGGAATCACCGGAGCAACCGCCATCACCAACGTGGTGAAGATCAGCCAAGCCGACTACGACGCCTTGCCTACCAAGAGCGAAACAACCCTTTACGTCGTCGTCTAATGGGCCTCCGAATCGGCGAACTCGAAGTCCAACAGATTTACCTCGGCACCACGCAAGTCACCGAGATATTCCTGGACAACACCGATGTAGTCCCCGCCGCCGGCTTTACCCTCCTACAAGAGAACGGCTCCAACCTCCTAACCGAAGCCGCCTACCAACTACTGCTGGAACGCCGCCCTCTACTGCTCACAGAATCCAGCAATCAAATCACCACCGAAACCGGCGATTACATCACTGTGGAAGCAACCTAGCGCTTGTCCTATACTACAAAAGTCAACAAAATCCTTTGTCATGGCTCAATCGCTAGACAAAGTTCTGCAGCCTGACGGCACCTACAAGTGGCAACTTGTAGACCTGACGGACGCCTACGTGGGACGCGGCGACGCTGCCCCCGAGGAACCCGCAGAACCTGTGCGTAAGCGTCGCACCAAGACCACCGAGACCGTCGAACCTTCTAACTACGAATTCTGAATATGGAAGAGCAAGTCATCCAGGAAACGCCCGTGGCGTCTCCTGCCCAGCCCGTGGCTGGAGCCGACACAGCTCCTCAACCTGACGCTTCCCTCGCTGTTAAAGCAGAGTATGAAGCCCAGCTTGCAGCCCTAAAAAATCAAGCCGCTGAAGCCGAGGAACGATTCCAAGGCATCAAAGCCAAGCTTGATGAGGTGTACAAAAAACAGGACGACCAGCGCCGCAAAACGCTGGAAGACCAAGGCCAATGGAAAGACCTCTGGGAAGAGGCCAACCGCACCGGCCAAGAAAAAGACCAACAAATCGCTGACCTTCAGCGCCAACTGGAAGAACTCCGCCAAAGCAACGAAAACGCCGCCGTCCGCACCAAAGCGATGGCCGCCATCAGCCAGGCTGGAGCAATCAATGCGGAACAAATGCTGCAACTTTTGCAGACAAACATCCGCAAAAACGACACTGGCAACGTCGTCATCCTCAACGGCGGCGTGGAGCAAGACCTCACGTCTTACCTCGCCAACCTGAAGAATCCTGGCTCGGGCTTCGAACACCACTTCAAGCCCAGTTCTGCCGCTGGTATGGGCGCTAAACCCAACCCCGCATCTGTCGTGGCCCCAGGAATGAACAACCCCTGGAAAGAAGGTGCCATCAACCTCACACAACAGATGCTAATTTCTAGTCAGGATCCTGAACTCGCAGCTGTGCTGAAGAGGGAAGCAGGAGTCTAACTAGGCACCCGTGGTGCACATTAATTACCAAGTCCGTGACTTGGACCCGCAAAACTACCCCTGGTACTAAGAAATGGCCGCACCATTTCAGAATTATTCCGGCGGTGTCCTTCTCGCGGACATCGTCAAACGGAATAATCTCAGCACTTATGTGTCTGAGGCAATCAAAGAGCGCAGCCTCTTCCTGAAGAGCGGCGCTGTCGTTCGCAACAGCCTGCTGGATGCCCGCGAAGGCGGCACCCGCATCCAAGTGCCCGAGTTCAACCCCGTGGCTCCCACTGAGGAGATCATGGACGGCACCGCAACCTGGGGCACCAGCACTGCCGGCTATCTGACTCCTCAGAAGATCGGCACTGCCACCCAGATCGCTTCGATCATCCATCGCGGCTTCGCGTATGCGGTGGACGACGTGGCGATGCTGGCCGCTGGTGAAGACCCAATGCTTCACATCCGCAACCAGCTTGCTGATGCAATCAACAAGCTGAACAGCGCCCGTCTGTTCTCTCAGCTTGCCGGTCTGTTTGGCACTGCCCTGAGTGCCCACTCGCTGGACGTGGCTGTGGCTGCTACCAGCGGCCAAGGCGAAGCCAACTACCTGACTGCCGCCACCGTGGCTCGCGCCCGTGCCCTTCTGGGTGAGCGCGGCGACGAACTCGACACCCTCGTGGTGCACCCCTCCGTGGGCTTCTACCTGTATCAGGTAGGCCTGCTGACCTTCTCCACCTCTGCACTGGCCGCCTCTGGCGCCGTGACTTGGGGTGGCGGCGGTGTGGGCGTCGGCGCCCGTGCAATCGGCGAATTCGCCGGCTGCCGCGTGATCATGGATCCCCTGGTGAACACCGTTCGCCCCGGTACCTCCACCCACGTGAGCGAGTTCCGCTGCTATCTCACCAAGTCGGGCACCATCCTGGAAGGTGTGCAGCAGGATCTGCGCATCGAAGCCGACCGCAACATCCTGTCCAAGCAGGACGTGCTCTCGGTCGACTACCACGGCGCCTACCACGTGATGGGCACCAAGTGGGGCTCGGCCTCCGACAACCCGACCAACGCTGCCCTGGCAACGGCCGGCAACTGGACCGCCACCTACGATATCGACCTGATCCCCCTGGTCGAAGTGATCGTGAACACCCCGCTGGACACCAGCGCCATCCCCTGATCGCGCTCCAGCCATCGCACGGCCCCACTTCGGTGGGGCTTTTTTATTGGCGCTACACTGAAACAAAAGCTCTGTAAGTACCTGTGGCCGCTGTCATCAACGCCACTTTGAGTAGCGCGACGGCCAACAGCTACGTAACGCTGGCCGAGGCTAACACCTACTTTGAAACCGTCCCCGATTCGAGCACCTGGGACAACAAAACCGATGACCAGAAAAACCGCTCTCTGATCTCTGCCACCCGCTGGATCGACAGTCTGAATTTTTACGGCGACCGCTGCAACGCCGACCAAGCCCTGAAGTGGCCGCGCACCAACTACGACGTCGACAACATCACGCTGGAGTGCGACCTAATCCCGCAGTCCATCAAATACGCCACCTACGAACTGGCACGCGCTCTCGCCAACGACACCGACGCCGTTACAGGTAACACCGGCACCAGCGGCCTCTACGACCAAGTGGAACTGGGCGACCTGAAGGTCAAGTACAGCAAAACCAGCCAAGCCGTTGGCACGATCAACAACATCTTCGACGTCTACCCCTGGCTCCAGTCCTATTTGGGCGCCTACACCGCAGGCGGCTCCGGCAGCTACCAACTGCGCGTCTTTAGGGGCTGATCATGAGCCTGGTCGACTCCACTTTTGCCGCAATCCCCGCTCAGCTTTTAGCTGACTGGGGCCAAAACGTGACCTACCTCAAGGCCAGTACATCCCCCACCTACAACACCACAACAGGCGAAGTCTCGGGAGCGGACACCAGCCTGACAGTTCGCGCCCTTATTTTCCAAGCCAAGCCCGAAGAGTTCGAATCTTCGTATCAAACAAACGACCTCAAAGTGATTATCGGTAATGCCGAACTTGGAGCGTATGTACCAAGTATCCGCGACCGCATTCAGTACACCGAAAACAGCGAAACACGCACCGGCCGCATTATTAGCTGCAAAACATCCCGTGGCGAAAACCCCATCGTCCACACCATCCTGTTGAGGCCCCAGTAATGGCTACTCTCCGCGATCTAGAAAGAGATGCCTACGCCTGGGTAAATAGTGCAGCGCGAAATGCTGCAAAAGAAATTATGAACGGCTTGGCTGAAGCAGGCCCTAACTGGAGCGGCGAGTTCCAAGACAGCTGGGTCGCCCATGCTCCAGGTGGCGGCTCAGGTAGCGGAGCTTATCCCTACACGCTTTCTGATATTCCGAAACTGGCACCCACAAAAAAAGAAGCTGCCAGAAAAACTAAGTTCGTCATCGAAAACATTGCAGATCATGCACCTATTGCGATGGACTTAGTGGATGTTCCACGCGAAGAGTTTCGTTTCCCTGGTCGTGGACCTCAGGGTGACATTGTTGCTCGTGGTGATCGCCCGGACAACGGTAAACGCGGTGAAGTCACGCCCGGTCGAGGAAATGCTCGCAGCACCGCTCCTCTTGACTGGTATCCCCTATTTACACGAGGCGGCAAAATGCAGAAAGCCCTGGAACGCGGCGTTCGCCTCGCAAAAGTTGAATGAACTACCAAGCCATCC